TCCAGCTTGACCAGGCCAGGGACCAGGCCCCTGTCCGTGGACGAGGCGCTTGGCCTGATGGCCGCCCTCAAGAGCCGCAGCAGCATCCTCGCCAAGGAGGCCGGCCGCCTGGAGGCCATCCTGGTCAAGAAGGAGGAGGCGTCCCAGTGATCAACCCGGACCCCTTCAGTGTCAAGGCCGTTCAGATTCCCGGTGCCCCCGAGGGGGTGACAATGCGGGCGATCATGATGACCCCGGAGATCGCCACCCTGTGGCGGCTTTCCTCGCAGGCCATGCAGCGCACTAAGCGGGAGGTCGTCAGCAACGCCTACGCCCGCGACATGGCAGAAAAGCGGTGGAAGTTCAACGGCGAGACCATCGTCAAGGACAAGCTCGGCAACCTGGTTCAGGGCCAGCACCGCCTGGAGGGAGTCGAGAAGAGCGGCCAGGCCGTCCTGCTGCTTCTGGTGGAGGGCGTTGAGCCCGACGTCATGGACACTTTCGACACGGGCCTGCCGAGGTACTACTTCGACATGCTCAAGGTGAAGGGCTACAGCAACGTCATGGGCGTGTCGTCAATCACGCGCGCCATGTGGCAATGGGACAGGGGCCGTCTCATGATGGCCATCGCAGGCGGGGCCGAGCGCCCGTCCCGCACGGAGCTGGACGCCTACCTGGCGGCCCACGATGACGAGATCCGGGCCGCGGCAGCCTACGCCGACCGTCTCCGGCACCGCGTGCCGCTGCCCCAGTCGGTGCTGGGCACGGCAACTATCATTCTCAACCGCATCAGCGTGGAAGCCGCGTCGGAGTTCTTCAACAGCCTGGCCTACGGGGCTGAGCTGGCCGAGACCAATCCCGTCCTGGTACTGCGCAACCAGCTGTACCGCTATCTCAACAGCGGGAAGCTGCCGACCGTCGATGAGCGCCGGGCGTACCTGTTCGGGGCCTGGAACGACTGGCGCGCGGGCGAGAAGCGCATTCGCATCCAGCCCTGGCGGGGGCAGCTCACGTTCAAGAACTACCCCGTCCCGAAGTAAGGAAGGGAACTACGTGAACAAGATCGTAACTGCCGCCTGCGCCGCGGCACTGGCTGCGGCACTGGCCGCCTGCGGAGGCGGCGGGGGCAGCAGCTCCGGCGCGGCGCGGTCGGCCGCAGGCAGCATCGCGGCCAACCCGACCGTGAAGGCGGACGAGCAGGCCGCCGCGAAGCTCATCCAGGGCTGCCTCACGGCGGCGCACATCGCGGACGTGAAGTCCTGCATCCTCGGCAAGGTGTCCAAGGACAAGCGCACGGCCCTTGGCCAGTGCCTCGCCAGGGACGCGGCCGGGGTGGTCGGCCGCGCTGATGCCAGGGCGAAGTTCGCGCAGGGAGCGCAGGCATGCGTCACCACGGCCCTGGCCGTTCCCGTCCCGGGGGCCTCCGCGAACATCCCCGGGGTCACGGTGACGCCGGGCCCGAGCGCGTCATGAGTACCCCTGAGCAGTTCCCGGCGACGGTCGCTGACCGCTCGCCGGGGCTGGCCGGCGCTGCTGCGTACTCAAGCTCTTACGCCCCCCGCAGGACCTTCCCGGTCAGCACGGAGGATGCCGTGCGCGGGGATGCCAGAAAATGCCCGGTCGCGCAGGCGTGCCGACAGATGTGGCCCGGGTGCGAGCCGCACATCGAGGGCGACGACCCGCACGTCATCCTCGCAGACGGTATCCGCATCCCCGTCCGGCTGGACCCGCGCCTCATTGAGGACATCGGCAGGTTTGACCGGGGCGAGGACGGCTGCTTCACGACGGGGTCCCTCGTGATCACCGGAGGGGAGTTCTGGCGATGAGCTCACCGGAGGCGATCGACGTTACCCGCGAGGATGGCGTCACCCTTACCTGCGCCCGGTGCGGGGTGCAGCGCAGCCTGCCGCGCAACTGGCGGCAGCTCATGCAGGAGGACCCTCTGACGCCGCCGGACTGGGACGGGGTCCTGCGCTGCCAGGCCAGCCACCTGCCTGAGCCGATGCACGGGTTCGAGGGCGTGGAGAACGAGGACGGCCAGTACAAGCGCTGGCGCGGCCGGTGCGCGTGCGGCCACGAGGCACCGTGGACGGCGGATAAGGACGCAGCCTGGGAGGAAATGGCAGCGCACCTCCTGCCCGCCCTGCTCGCCGCGATGGCCAGGGGGCAGTCATGACCTTTCGCTATCGCTACTTCGTCACCGGGTTCAGCGACTCCCGATCGGGCCTCAGCGGCCGGATGGAGATGATCCGATGACTACCGCGGAGCTGCTCCGCAAGGCTGCCGCCGCCCTGGACGACGGCTCCAGCCCGCTGGATAACTGGTTCCTGACGGAGAACGGCGTCACCATTGACCAGGCGCATGCCCTGGCCGGGCAGCTGGCGATCGGCGCCCGGGTCGTGGCGGCGGGCATCGAGAGCCCGAAGTCGGTCCAGGGTGCCGCCATGCTGCGCACCATGGCCGCGGAAGTGCTCAAGAGCGAGGAAGGGAAGAAGTGAGCATGGCCAACAGCGGACCGTCGTTCCTGCCGCGCGAGGACCCCCCCGGCAGCAGCGAAGCCGCGTGGAATGCCTTCAGGGGCCTCATCGCGGTCGCGATCAGGGACTACCCGGCCTACGCCGGCCGGCCCGGCTGGTCTTACGGCCTGGACCCGCTGGACTTCGAGGACTTCGTCCCGGAGCTGGCGGACTACATCATGGCCGTCGTCACGGGGAGCGCCCGGTGACCGCGGAGAACGGGCTTGATGCCCTCGCCGACCGGAGGCGGGCTGCCAGGGGCCGGAGCATCCCGAAGATCAGCCTCCTGTCCGCCGCGGGCATTGAGTCGGCCGGCTGGGGCATCGTCATTGCCCACCTGGTGAAGTGGGCCGTCTCGTTCGGGTACTTTGCCACCTGGCAGCTGAAGTACCCGGGGCCGCTGTACGGGAATGGCAAGCCCTACCTGCTCTGGTACGGCAAGGACTTCTGGGACCGGCTGCCCGTCCACGTCCAGAACGGGCTCCCCGGTGAAGTCGCCGTCTTGTGCGGCCTGGCAACTGCGGGAATCCTCATCGCCATGAGCTGCCTGGCCTTCGCCAGGGCAGGTGAGGCGGGCCGCAAGGCAGTGCTCGCGACAGGCGTCCTGGCGGCGCTGGCCTGCGGCTGCCTGACGGCCCTGGAAATCGCGCGCCTCCTGTCCGGCTGGCACGTGCACTGGTTCCCCGGCGGCGGCCCGGAGCCCGCCTGGTGGATCACGTGGCGGCACGACATCCGGGACGTCGGCATCACGCTGATCGCGACCATCATCGTGCGGCTGATGTTCGCCAAGCCGAAGTACGGCGTGGACGACAACCCCGGGCCGGCCGTCTACCTGACCAGGATGCCGCTGGCCATCGGCGCGGCGCTCATCCCCGTCGCCATCGTGGGCGTCATCGCCTGGAAGCTGCCCTGGCTCACGCACCATGGCGTGGAGGTCCCGGCCCGGTACGGGGCAGCGGCAGCGGCCTCCAACGAGTGGCTCGCGGCGGGCACCTGGATAGCCAGCGTGATGGGCATCCTCGGCGGCCTGGTCGCGACCCGGGTCATCCAGCGGGTCGCCGACGACATCCAGTGGTTCTGGGCGGAGCGCTCGGCGGCGAAGCTGCGGGCGCAGGGGTTCCTGTCCACCGGGCGGGTGATCGGCACGCCAGCTCACCGGCTGCGGGTGCACTGGCTGCTGGATAACAGCCCCGAGCTGCCCGTCCGCAGTCCCTGGCTCGTGCGGATCATGGTGGCCATCGCGTTCCTGTCCCTGCTGTTCGCGGGAGCCGGGGCGTGGCTCAACCTGGCCGGCCCGGCGGCGCACTGATGGGGCCACAGGACTGGCGGCTTCTCGCCCGCGTCCTGCGCCTGGGCGGAAGGCGGACCTGGGGGATTAACGAGCCGGGTACCCGTCACCTGGGGTCCATCCTGGAGGCGATGGCCGGGGAAGCTGAGGCCATCGCCATGGAAGAAGAGGAGGTGCGCTAGCCGGGATGGGCGTTAAGTTCACGCAGACTCCTGTCGCCCCGGGCGACCGGTACGGGCACCTGGTCATCGAGCGTGAGGTGGCCAGGGGCCCGTACGGGCACGAGACCCGGCGCATGGTCCTGGTCCGCTGCGACTGCGGTGACCTGGTCGTGAAGGTCCTGAAGGACCTGCGCGCGGGGGTGAGGTCCTGTAGCCCGTCGTGCCCGCAAAGGTATGTTAAAGTCTTACCGACGAGTGCTCCTGTCGTTGGCCCGCGTTTTTCCGGATGAGGGGCGACTCAGGAAACGGCGGCTTCCCGTGCCAGCGGGAGGCCGCCTTTTTAGTTGCCGGGACAGACTGGATTAGACTGGCCCTCAATGCTGCGGCCTGCGGGAGCCAGCCGGGAACTGATTCCTGGAGCCAGCCATCGCCGCCCAGCTGTTCGCCCGGCCGCTCGTCTACCTTCCGGACGGGTCGGTCTACGAGGGTGAGCTGACGGGCAGCCAGCTGCCCCGGCTGTGGACGTCGCCCGAGCGGCACCGGGTCAAGGACCCCGACTGCCGTACGTGCAGCCAGCGCGGGTACCCCAGGCTCGGCTGCGGGGACTACGCCTCGGCTGAGCTGCTCCAGTGGGCGCCGTCGTGCGGCTATGACCTGGACCTGTGGCAGCGCTGGTGGCTGACCGAGGCGTGCGGCGTCAAGCCTGACGGCCGCTGGGCAGCCTTCGAGGTCTGCAACATATGCAGCCGCCAGAACGGGAAGAACCAGCTCCTGGAAGTGCGGGAGCTGGGCGGCCTGTTCCTGTTCGGCGAGCAGATGATCATCCACACGGCGCACGAGTTCAAGGCCGCCGCCGAGCACTTCCGCCGCGTCCGCGACACCATTACCTCCTATGATGAGCTGAGCAGGCGCGTCAAGCGGGTCATGACCAGCCACGGCGACGAGGCCATCGAGCTGCGGCCGACGCCGACCCTCATCTTCGGCCCGGGGGGCGCGCGCGTCCGGAAGTCCGTCACTGCCCGGCTGCGCTTCCTGGCCCGCTCCCGCGGCTCCGGGCGAAGCTTCACGGCAGACTGCGTAGTGTACGACGAGGCCATGTTCCTGAGCGACGAGCAGGTTGGCGCGTCCATGCCCACCATGCGCGCCGTGCCCAATCCGCAGATGTACTACACGGCCTCGGCGGGCATGAAGGACAGCGTCCAGCTCGCCACGGTCCGGCGGCGCGTCATGCGGGGCGACCCCACCGTGATGGGGGCGGAATGGTCGATTGACCCCCACCTGGACACGTGCCCGCGCGACGAGGTCCACGGCCGCAAGTCCAATCATTACGTCACCTGCGGCAGGCACGATGACCGGGACGACCCGAGGTCCTGGGCCAAGGCCAACCCGGCGTTCGGCCGGCGCATCTTCTACGATCACGTCCGGCGTGAGTTCGCGGCCATGTCCCCCGCCGCGTTTGACCGGGAGCTGCTCGGCGTTGGTGACTGGCCCGCGGAAGAGGAAGCCTGGGCGGTCGTCACCGAGGCCGCCTGGGAGGGCTGCGCGATGGATAACCCCGGCGGGGCCACCCGGCCCGTGGCGTTCGCGGTCGACGTCAACCCGGAGATGACGGTGGCCACCATCGCGGCGGCCTGGGAGCGCCCGGGGCCGCCGGAGCTGGTGGCCGTGCCGAAGGTCTATGCCACGGACGGCTCCGAGCGCAGGGGGCAGCCGCCGCCCGCCCGGCAGGCCCGGGTCGTGCTGGAGATCCCCCGCGGCTGCTCGCGGGAGGGCACCAGCTGGGTAGTGCAGCGGCTGGCCGAGCTGAGGAGGCAGTGGCGCCCGGTGGCCGTCTGCATCCCGCGCAACGGCCCGGCCGCCGCGCTGGCCGACGCCGCCGCGCACGCGGGCATTGACGTCCTGGTCGCCACCTCCGGGGACGAGGCCGCCGCATTCGCGCTGATGGTCACCGGGATCAGGGACAAGAAGGTCATCCACATGGGACGGCAGAACGCCCCTGCGCTGTGGAGCGCCATCGCCAGCGCGGAAACCCGCGACATCGGCGACGGCGGCCGGGGCTGGTCCCGGCGCAACAGCGAGGAGGACATCACGCCGGTTACCGCGGCGACCCTCGCCTACTGGGCGCTGAACAAGAAGCGGCGCAGCTACGACATCCGCAGGAGCATCGCATGATCTCACGGGTTTCCCTGGACATCATGAGGGCCCGGCGGCTGGCTGCCTGGCATGAGGCGAAGGACCTGGTGGAGAAGGCAGCCCGGGAGGACCGCGCCTTCCTTACCGCCGCCGAGCAGTCGCAGTGGAGCAGGCTTACCGATGAGATGACGGCCCTGGACGCCCAGATCAGGCAGCGCCTGGAGCTGAGCGCGAAGTTCGCGGGCGGCCGGCTGGTGGCGGACGAGGCCGGGTCCCGGCACGGCTACGCCCTGCGGGCCAGGTCCCTGACGCTGGAGGAGATGGCGCCGTGACAGGGCAGGGCATGCAGTACCCGCACTGTGACCAGCGCATTCTTCACGCGCCAGGTGAGTGCCAGTACTGCGATGCGCACCCGGACTGGCAGGAACTGCGCGCTTCCTGGCACATTGCGTTTTCCGGTCATGCGCCTGAGCATGGCGAAACGGCGTGCCCGGCCGACCTGGCGGTGCTGTTCGGGGAGCGCGGGAACTATAACTGGTGGGGCGGTAACCGGCCCTTGCCTGAGTTATCCTGCCGTCATGGCCATTACCGCCCAGATCCCGGTTGACGAGATCACTGCCCGCGCCCGCGAGGTGAAGTTCTCCCGGATCGCGCTCACGCTCATCATGGGATTCTTCTACCTGATCGGGTGGGCGGCGGGGCATGCCTGGCTCGGTGTGGTCATTTGCGCGCTGTCGGCCCGCCGCGGCTGGCTAGAAGGCCAGGGAATTACCCAGGCCGTGGCAGTGCCGCCGCGAAGATGACTTTCAGTATTTAATAGTCGGTTACCGTATTACGGTAGCGGCCCTTTTCCGCTGGTGTGTGCTAAATTCCCAGCGGTGGCGTACGCTTGCCGTTAACATACCCGCGGCCATTCTCCGGAGCCGGGACTTCTTGACCGGAGGGACCCGGGAACCCTGTGGGGCTGCTTGAGCGCATCCAGGCCGATCGCGCTGAGAAGCGCGCGATAACTGGTGTTCCCTGGCGCCCCTGGGATAACCCCTTCATCAAGTTCAACCTGGGCGGCCCGGTTCACCCCTCCCGTGCCGCTTACGGCCAGGACCAGGCGCTCGGCCTCCCCGCGCTGTACTCGTGCACCCGGCTGCTGGCCGAGTCGCTGGCCAGCCTCCCGCTGAAGCTTTACACGAGTCCTCCCGGGTCGGACGTCACCACGCGCTACACGGGGCCGTCACTCTTCGACCAGCCGAGCGCGGACACGGACGTCACGCTGTACGACTGGCTGTACCAGATGATGACCGCGCTGCTGCTGCACGGCAACGCGTGGGGCCTTATCTCCGGGCGCGACGGCTACGGGTACCCCACTGGCATTGAGTGGATTCCCCCCGAGCGGGTGTACGTGCAGGAGGACAGCCAGCAGCCGTGGAACCCGATGCGCACCCGCGTGTACGTGGACGGACGGCTGTTCCCTGACTGGCGCAGCGATCTCTTCCACGTCCGGGGCTACGCGCTGGCCGGGCGCACGGAGGGCCTGTCCCCGCTGCGCGCGTTCGCGCTGACCGTGCTGTCCGGCATTGAGTCCCAGAAGTACGGCGCGGACTGGTACCTGAACGGCGGCTTCCCCTCCGGCGTCTTCCAGAACCAGGAGCTGGAGGTCAGCCTGGAGGACGCGCGGGAGATCCGCGAGTCGCTGATGGAGGCCATCCACGGGCACAAGCCGCTGGTCGTCGGGCGTGACTGGGACTACAAGCCCGTGTCGGTACCGCCGTCAGAAGCGCAGTTCCTCGAAGCGACCCAGATGAACGCCACCCAGGTCGCCGCGGTCTACGGGCTGCCCCCGGACCGGGTGGGCGGCCGGCGCGGCGACTCCCTGACCTACAACACAGTAGAGCAATCTACATTGCAAGTGATTGAGGCGCTGCGGCCGTGGATCGTCCGGCTGGAGACTGCCTTCTTCCGGCTGCTGCCGCAGAGCCGCTTCTGCCGGTTCAATTCCGACGCGCTGCTGAAGACCGACCTGAAGACGCGCACCGAGATCTACGCGCAGCAGCGCGCGATCGGCATGCTCACCGTGGACGAGATCCGCGACATGGAAGACCGCATGCCGTACCCGAACGCCACGGGCGACGAGAAGATCCCCCAGGACGTCATGGTCGCCATGTCCCGGTCGATCCGCGGCATCCCGAATTCCATGCTGCCGAGCATCACCCTGGAAGTTGACCTGATCGCCGACCGGCTGACCAAGCTCCAGGGCGAGGGGCTGACCAAGCCGGAGACCGAGCCGTCCATCCCTAACCCGGAGGACTTCCTGTCCGGCCAGGTCGGCTCCGTCCGCTCGGCCGCGGGCGCGCCGCCGCTTCCCCACGCGATGCTGGCGCACTTGCAGGCACTGCTGGCCGAGCACGTCGGCCGCGAGGCCGCGGCGCAGATCCTCGATAAGTCCCTGGCCACCGCGGGAGCCGATCGCAAGCAGCCGGAGTTCATCGGGCCGTGGATTCCGTCCGAGGCTGACCTGGCGAAGGCAGAGGCCGTCCTGAGGCTCGCCGCGTTCCCCGTCCCGGAGCTTGCCTCCGCGAACGGCGGCAACGGCAACGGGAACGGGAGGCACTGATGCCCTGCGGCGTCTCGAACCAGGAGACCGGTGACCTGCGCGGGTGCCACCCGGCCAGGAAGCATGCGCGCAGCCGGCACAGGGCGCGGTGCGCCACCGGGGACGGCGCCCGCCCCCGGCGGCCGGCGCCGGAGGCACCCGGGGACGCGACGGCGGTTCCCGGTGACTGGGCAATAACGGGCGGGCTCACGGATGCAGCCCCGGACTAAAGGAAACGCGAATGGATGACGAGAGCCGGGCTGCGATGTCGGTGCAGGCCATGAACAACCTCCCCGACAGTGCCTTTGCCTACATCGAGGATGGCGGGAAGAAGGACGCCTCGGGTCGCACGACCCCGCGGAGCAAGCGCCACTTCCCCGTGCACGACGCCCCGCACACCCGTAATGCCCTGGCCCGCGCGCCGCAGTCGCCCTTTGGCAAGCAGGCGATGGCGAAGATCCTGAGCGCGGCGCGCAGGTTCGGCATCACGGTGCAGGGCAGCCAGCGCTCCGCGTTCGGCGAGGTCCCCCCGGACGGCTTCCCGGAGCGCCGGTTCACCCGGTTCCCGCTGGAGGTCCGCCAGGCGCACCCGGAGGACC